CGTCCAGAGCAAAAACCCAATCAGCCCCCACTTCGTTATTTCATATGTCATCTTCGACCAGAACTCAGCCTTCTTTTCTGCAGCTTTTATGTTGGCCTCGTGGAAACGGCGATGCCCGTCCGCATCCCCTTCAGGGAACGCTCTGACCATCAGGTCGGACAACGCCTTTGCCCACTCCTTCGGCTCGGTCGAGATGTGACTATGTAGCGTGTCTTTCATCTCGGTGACGTCCGCCTGAATGGTCTGCACCAACAGGAGCATGGCCGGTGCTTCTGCGTGGTGTTCGGTTTCGTCGGACACGATGGGTCACAGGTTATTGGAATGAGTGCGCAGGCCGCGCAGGGAGGTGAACACGCCTGCGCTGCCGGTGTTTTGAGGGAGCAAGTGGACCCTACACACGCCCACCGCCGGCTGGGGCATCTGCGTGTTCATCAGCAGCCGCCGTATTCGACGACGCGTGTCTTGTGCTTGTACCGTTCCATCTCTGCCTTGCAGAAGGCACAGTAGGCGCGGAAGGAAGCCTCGGCTTCGTCGCTTTTGGTTTTGTCGAAGGTCTCGGCATCCTGCTTCTTGTAAGCCAGGTGCTTCATCCAGTCGAGCAGGTACGTGTGGTGTTCTTCATCGACGTCGCTCATGGTGTGGGAGTCGTCGGTGATGTGATCGATCGGCAAACGGTAGATGTGCATGTTCACCGTGTCGGCGACTTCCGGTACGCTCACCCAGCGCACTTTGTTCTTCTCGGCACCGATGATCATCTTGCGCACGGCACCGGTCTTCGTGCTGCGAATTGAGCGCAGCAGCTGGAAGTAGTCGTCTGATTCCGTGGTGGCTTCGTCCACCATGTTGATGATGGTCAAGTCCTGCTCGTCGGACGCCTTGTTGGCCGACATGATGCGCAGGATCGACGGGCTGATGTCTGCTACGGCCTCCCCCGCCACGATGTCGACCACCGTGGCGTCGGAGGTGAAGTCGGCGATGCCGCCGGTGAGTCGGACGAACATCCTGTATGCCGCATCCATGTAGCGAAAGGCTTCGTCGTCGGACCACAGATACGGCAGGGCCACGTCAACGATGTCATCGCGGTATGCGACAAGGAGTTCGCCCGAGTTCATCACTCAGCCTGCTTGTCTTTGTACGCCTGCCACGCGACGCCCAGCTCCTTCTTGCTCGTGGTGAAGGGTACGACCTTGTGCAGCGCGGCCAGCGAGGGACGTCCGTCGCCGCTGAAGTCGCTGGAGTCGTTCTTCTCGCAGATCGCCTTGATGGCGGCGGTCAGCTCGACGATGCGCTCTTCGGCGGTCAGCGGCACGGCCTCGGGTGCCTTCTCGGGGTCCAGCGGGTCGACGGGGCCGTCAGCGCACTCGGCGCCGATGGCGGCTGCGAGCTTGGCTAGGGCAGGCGGCACCCAGGTCGGCTGACCCTTGACGAAGGTAATGCGGTGGCCGAGGGCGGCGAGGGTGTGGTTACGGTTCAGTACGAATTCGGCCATGCTAGTTCTCCTTGAGGAATGAAGAGCGGGAGAGGCGGATGCCTCTCCCGTTCAGGTCTTACTTGATGTGAACTTCGCTGACGCGGTCAGCCATCACGTAGTCGACACGGACGACAGCTTTGCCCGTGGTGCAGACGTCGACGTTGGTGAGGCTGACGCGGATCGGCTCACCAGTGCTGACGAAGCCTGTCGGCACCAGAGCGGTGCTGCCGACAGCCTTCACATCGGTGGCGCCGAGGTAGCGAGCGATGGAGGTCGCATCGCCTACAGACACGGTGTAGCCGGCAGTGTCGAACGCCGTCTGGCGCGAAACCGAACCACCGATGACGCGAGCGCCAGCCGGAAGCGGGATCAAGTCGAACAGCGTGGCAGCGACGATGTTGGTCCTGCCGAAATCGACCTCGGCACCCGCTGCGTTGACCATCGTGTCATCGAAGTTGAACGCGAATTCAGCCGAGAGGACGGTTTGCGCGGAGCGCGCTTTGATTTTCAGAGTCATGTCGGTTCTCCTTAGAACGCGGTGTAGAGGGAGAGAACGCCATGGTCTTGCACCGTGCCACCCGAGTACTGGGTGTAGAACTGGGGCTTCAAGAAGCCCAGCATCTTGGCGATGGCAATACCGTAGCTGTTTCCGTAGTCTTCGATCTCTTCGTCCCACGCGCTGTCGCCGATGTCAGCCATGCCCATCGCTTGAGCGCCGCAGAACAGAGCCTGAGCGCCGTTGATCGCGCCGGCAGCACCCCACTTGGAGCCGTTGGCGGCACCAGAGGTGTTGTAGACGTGGCGGAACTCGTGCAGGTACAGGCCGTCGACCTTGACAGTGCTGCCGGTGAAGAGGGCGTTGGAGCCGTCACGCGACTGTGCATGCCGAAGGTTCTGCATGTAGGTCGGGTCGAGCTTCAGCTTGGCCATCTGCTGCGGGGTGAAGAACACGTGGTAGCACTCCTCGCCACCCTTCTCGCGCACGCCGCGAATGAAGTTGTCCTTGGCGTAGGCTTTGGCCTGAACCAGCATCTCCCAGCACGGGTAGTCGCCCGTACCGATAGCGCCGGCGACGATGCCGCCCGTACCCGCGTTGATGACCAGGCTCTTCGTGCCTTCGTCCCACGTCGCGTTGCGAGCGCTCGAAGGAGCGACCACGTCAGCGGCAAAGTCGAGGTCGGGCAGCTTGGAGCCGACACGAGCCACGCCGTTGGTGCGCATGGTGTAAGGAACGCCGGACAGGGTCAGGAAGCCCAGCTGGTCCATACGGTCGGACAGCCAGTAGGCCAGCTTGTCCTTGGACTGCTCGCGGAAGTTCACGATGGTGCGCTGGTCCGCCATGCGGCCTTCGTTGTGGTTGCCGTTGCGCATCTGGTCATACTGGATGACCTGTTCGTACGACTTCAGGCCTTCTTCGTTGCCCTTGAGGCGGTTGTCGCCGACGACGCCGTCGCCTTCCATGTCGGCCACGAGGGTGATGATGGCCTGGGTGCCTTTTTCGGTCTTGGTCAGCTCGTCGATGTGCTGGACGACCGAGTTCGATCCCTTGCCCATGAACTTGTTGAGGAACGAGATGTCACGGGCCTGCGACCAGAAGTCTTTCGACCAGGTCTTTTTTTGGTGCGCGGTCAGAAGACCGAAATTGGTATCCATGTGGATAGCTCCTGTCAATAATCAAAGGGTGTGTTCGAAGCTCTCTTGCGGCTTCCAGCAGCAGCCATGCGCCGGCTGCGGCGAAACAACGACCTTTAACGGTGACGGGCCGGCCTCTTACGCATGGGCTTGCGGCCTCCATCTACAAACCGGTGGAGAGGTTGGTGGCTTACGGCCACCACTCGACTCGCACTCTATCAGAGAGTGTCAGAGTAATGCAACAATTTTCAACATTTCTTCGGCGGCTTCACCGGTTTCTCGACTTCACGGATCACACTCCTTTCAAAGCGTGCACGACGGCACGGAAGATGTAGTCCTTCGCCTGCTGGGCGACGGGCAGTTGATCGAACGGGACGAGGCAGGGATGGGTCTTCGCGTTCTCGGACTTCAAGGGTCCGTAAATCCAGCCGTCGTTGAGCTTCTGGTTCATCCAGCTGATGTGGCTGGCCTCGGGGCCGAAGTCGCCCATCAGGTGCAGGTCGACGCCCATGCGAGCGCTGGCACGCTGCCACTCCGGTGCGCCGTCCCACGTCGACTGCGAGTCGTCACCGAGCGCCTGACAGTAGGCGCGGTTGACCTCGTGGCAGACACGGGCGACGTGCTCGCGGAAGGACTCACCCTCGTAGCTGTTGGGTGCCTTCCAGAACAGCTGCTCCTGCAGCAGGTAGCCTTCGAGCGGCCATATCTGGTTCACGGCATCTTCGAAGGCGTACTTCTCGCCCAAGCCACGGTTGTAGTTCTCGATGCAGACGCAGGCGGACTTACCGATGATGGTATGGCCGTTCTCCAGCGTGAGCTGGCAGATCGTGGTGCGACCGTCGGGCATCAGCACGTAGGCCGAGCTTTTGATCTTGGCGTGGATGCTGGCCTGGGTGACAGAGGGCGCGTTCACAGGAAGTCTCCCCGCATACGTGCCAGCGTGGTCTTCGGCAGCGCCGCGATCTCCTCGCTGGTGAGCTTGTTGATGTCCGGTAGCGCCTCGGTCTGGCCAGCCTTGTCGGTGTCCATGCCGGTCTCGCGCATGCTGGCCGGCTGCTTGGCAGCGGTGTCGAGGTTCTTCTTCACCTGTTCGGCCTTGCGGTCGGCGACATCCTTGGCGTCGGTCAGGCTCTTCTTGCCCTCGGGGTCCGCTGCTGCGGCTGGCTGGAACTTCTTCATGACGTTCTCAGCAGCCTTGGCCAGCGCCGCTGACGGCGCGAGGCGTTCGGTCTGCATGAGGCGGCTCTGCTCGGACAGCACGAAGTTCACGAGGTCTTCGTCGAACTCCTCGGAGCCATCCCGCAGCTGCGGGTGGTCTGCCGCCAGCCGTGCGATGGTGGCGTCCATGCGGACCTGTTCCACTGCCTGCGTCGTCGCCGCCTGCAGCTTGGTGTCGTTCTCCATGCTGGCGATACGGCGCTCGGCAAGGCGAATCTCCTTCATCTTGGCGCTGGCCTTGGCATCCTCGCCGTCGAGTAGCAGCCGCGAGTGCTCCTTCTCCATTACCTCGATAGCGTCTTCCGCCACCTTCACTGCGTCGGTGCGCTCTTCCTTCTTGACCTGGGCTTCCAGCTCGGCAGCGCGGCGCTCGGCGGCTTCACGACCAGCACGCTCCTTGTTGACGGCCTCGTCCATGCGCGCCTTCGGCACGTGGTCAGGCACTTCCTTGTCCTTCTTGGCGAACTTGCCGGTGGCAGGGTCGCGAGCAGCGGCGGCAGCAGCCTTCTCTTCGTCGGCAGCTTTTGCGTCGGCGACGAGCTTCTCGGCAGCGGCAGCTTCGTCAGCCGCCTTCGCGTCCGCTGCGGCCTTGTCTTCTGCGGCCTTGGCCTCACGGGCCGCGATGTCGGCGGCGCTCTCGAGGTTGTCGCCGCGATCACCAGGAAGGTCGTTGCCGGCGCCGTTGTTCTCGTTCATCAAAAGGTACTTATACATGTGCTACTCCCGTGGGGTGGATGAATCGTCTTGCTGCGACTGGCGCAGCTGGTTTGCCCTGTTCGCGACTGCGTCTTCCTCGCGAATCTGAGCGCTCTGCTCTGCTTCCTGCGCCTTGATGGCGCTGTCCTGCTGGTGCTCGCGTGCCTTGATCTCCAGCTTCATATCCATTTCCTGCTGCTTCATGGCCAGCTCTTCGCGCATCTTGGCCAGCTCCATGTCCATGCGCTCGCGCTCCAGCTGCAGCTCGGCCTGCATCTTCATGAGGTCCGTCTGGCCGGTGTCGGTCTGCGCCTCGGCACCCGCCTTCTGCGCCTGAGCGCCCTTGAGCGCGGCACCCGCCTCGGTCTCGGCGATCTCGGCTTCCTCGGCACGCTTCTGGCGATCTGCTTGGGCCTGCGCCTCTGCGCCAGCCTTCTGCTCCCGCATGGTCTTGACCAGCTCGGCGCGGCGCAGCAGACGGCTGTTCTCGATGACGAACTCGTCGGGGATGGCGATGCCTGCCTCGCGCATACCCATGGCCTGGTCGAACTGAGCATCTTCGAGGTTGGCGCGGTACGGCGAGCTGGAGACGGTGATGTCGTACTCACCGATGGTGAGGTCGTTGGTGATGACGCCGGTGGCGGGGTCGACCTGATTCACCGTCATTTCTTCCGGCTCGCGCAGCACGTCCGCGTGGGTAATGTTGATGATCCGTTCTTCGGTGTAGTACTGCTGGATCAGGTCGGTGCCGTTGCGCGCCAGAATGAAGTCCGTGCGCTCAAGGTTGTCGATCACCTTGCTCATGTTCGCGGAGCTGGCCTGCCGCTTGTAGGCGATGGCCTTGGCGGCGACGTCCTCGCGGTCGAAGCCCTGCTGCGAGTCACTGACGTTCGAGATCGTCTTGATGTGCTCCTCGGCCTTGTAGCTGATGCGGTCGAGGCCGGTTGGCGTAGCGTTGGGCAGAATCTTCTCGGGCGGCTGAGCGTTCTTGACGTACTCGATGACCAGACCGGTCTGCGCGCCCTTCTGTTCAAGCTCCTCGATACTCATGTTCACCAAGCTGCCAGCCTCAACCTTCCAGCCGCTGTTCGCGGTGGTGTTGATGATGTGCAGCTCCTGGCTCGACGCCTTGTTCAGGATTTCCTGTGGGCCGAGCAGGTTCTCCACGACGCCGACGGTGTTGCCGTAGCGGAAGTAGGGGAAATATGGAACCTTGGTGAAGTGCTTGTAGGGCGACCACTCATCGTGGAGAACGATGGTGTCTGCAGTGACGCGCCAGCGAATGCGCTTGACCAGCTTCTTGGTGGTGTTGATACGTCCTGCGGCCTTGGACAGGAGCAGGCCGATGCGCTCCTTGTCCCAGTGCGGCGGTACGGGGCGCATATCACCCGTCTCGACGTCCACGAAGTGCAGCTGTTTGTCCAGCATGCGGAACTGGCGGTCGATGACGCGGATGTTGCGCTGGACCTGCATGTCCGTCGATCCCTGCCAGAAGCCGGCCTTCAGCATGTCGCCGCCGAAGCGATCCTTGCGCTGGTCGATGCTGTCGAAGCCGTACAGGAACTGACTTTCCTCCATCGTGCCGAGCGCCTCGGCGTCAGTCTCGTTGTAGAGGATGGCGACGTCAGCGCCGGTCATCCACTTGGTGGAGAAGACGTCGTTCCAGTTGTCGGGGTCGTACTCGTCGGCGTCGGGGTCGATCACCACGTTCTTGCTGTTTTCGAGGTCGATGGCGATCTCGCCCTTCATGCTGTCGCCGAACTTCATCCGCATGTCGTAGAAGCCGCGTGAGCGGATCAGACCGTCGCAGAACACGTCAGAGCGCACCCACGGCAGCTGGTTCTCCTGGGCCACGTGCATCCAGACCTTGGTCAGCGCCTCGGCGATGTCGACTGGGCTTCCGTTCTTCGGTCGGAACAGGATTTCCGACCGGTTCTGAATCTGCTCGCCCATCATGGTGCCGAGCGTGCTGATGATCTTGTTGATCGTCATGGCAGGCCGCTTCTGTGAGCGGAGTCTGGCCAAATCCGCCTCGTCCCACTGCAGACCGACAAAGAAGTCGTCGCACTTGTCAGCCTTCTTGACGAAGTCGAGATGACCCTGGTCGCGGCAATACCTGTACCGCTCCCACTGTTCGATTGCTTTCGTCTGGTCAACTGGCATGTGATTGTCTCGTTTCAGATTTCGTCGGAGTGTATCAGAGTTTCTTGACGAAGATAGGGCTGTTGTAGGTGATGCCGTCGTCCCACAGGCCGTCTATGGCCACCCGAACAGGCGTCGGGCCGCTCGGATTCTCGGTGTCGGGCCGCAGCCACGTGCGTGGGCGGGTGTCTCCCGTCTCCGGTGTGTAGGGCAGTCCGAACAGCACGGTGTGGGCCGGATCAACGTCGTAGTGGTAGAAATACTCCAGCCCGTTGAGGCTTGACGCCGGCAGTGGGCCGCTGACGTCCGTCACGCTCGGGACGCCTGGATAGTTGCCGACGAGGGACGTCTGAATCTGCGTCGCTGCGTAGAAGCGCTGCTCGTAGTCGTCGTGGCTGATGAACTCAGGCCGGCTCGCGTAGGTGTCCTCTATGGTGTGCTCGGTTGGGATGGTGGTCAGTACGTCCTCGGCGAACGCACCGAGCAGCGACTGCTCGGGGTCGAAC